ATTTCCAGGCATAACAACTCTTAATCTGCGATTCATAAAATTTTGTATTAGTGCCCGACGCTCAATCATATAATTATATGTATCATCTTCTTCATTGATGGATACTGGATTATTCTTTTTGATATAATCCAATTTACCCGATAATGCATCAGAAAAATGAACCACAATATTAGAGTCTGTCATTTGGGTGTTCAATCTACTCAACTTATTTTGAAAAATTCCTACATTCGGAGATTTATTAGCATGAAGACTTTTGGAATAGATATCAAAAAAATTCGCGGTTTTCTTTACAACTTTTCCAGCAGTCAAATCTATTCCATAAAATGTTGAACCGTAAAGACCTGATTTAATGTTATTATCAATATTGAACTGGGATATGACTTCAAGCTCTCTAGCACCATTAAAATCTTTACTCATATCTTCTTCTAAAACATTTTTTGGCTGATAGTTAACAGTGGTTATAGGACTTTTAGATATTAGACTCGAAAGACTTACGAAATGATAACCGACGTTATTCTCATAAAAAACAAAAGTTGGTGATTTTTTCTGATTAACCGCTTTTCTAGCACACAAATTTAAACACCAGAATGGCGTCTCAAATGGCATAATTATTTGTCTGATTCCTAATGTGCTCTCAACAAAAACTTTATTTGATTTAAGTCCAAGATACTCTTCGAATATATTTTTCGCTATATCAGAATATGTTTTTTTATAAAACTTACTAATTCTTTGTTGCTGTGAAAGAAAATACTCCTCAGAAACAAAATGAATAATGTATGTCTCTGTATTTGGATTTACTGGCTTTCTTTCTGTGATTTTGTATATTCTAAATGTTTTTTCTAATCTAGACAAGTTTTTCGTTTTACCAATAGAAATTTTTATGAGTTCTGTACCATCGAACATTAATTTATTGGCTAACCCTAAAGAATCCCTTACTAAAATTTTTCCAGAAACGCAAGGATTAAAAATCGAGTCGAAAATATGAATTTCCTCAAAGAAAGTGGAAATATCAATATATCCTATTTTACTTACTATACTAAGTTCTTCAATTTCAAATTGAGTTGTGTAATTAATACTATCTGCCATTAATCATTATTCCTTCAAATTCTTTCTCAATAATAGCGACATTATTAGGTTTTATCATCTTTATTTTTCTTTTCTTTTCATTTAAAGAATTTTCATAATCATAATATGTTCTATATTTTTTAATGACCTCAAGCTTATACTTGACATTGTTCGCTAATGTATAAATTGTTTCCGAATTACTTAAACTATTATATGTTGCTTGATCAATATCATATTCATTTTCGTTCATCTCTTCGGAATCCAAAAATGTTCCTCTAACTATTTTATAGTAAGAGTGTATATTCTGTTGTGCCCAAATTATTCCAGTTTGTCCTGGAGAAGCATTGTTTTTATATTTTTGTTCTATTGACAAATTTAATGATCTATAATCTAGTGGCCATTGGGATTTGATATCGATGATATCATTCAACTTCAATATAATCCAGTGCTTCTCGACATCACCATAATATTTGTGTGCTATAATTTCGGGAGTCTCACCTTCTTTTATATCATACAAATAATAAAGAATATTATTCTCTTTCAATTGATTATCAAAAGAAAAAGAAACCGTTAAATTTGTTATAGTATCTAAAGAATTATCTTCTTTTAATTTGTATACTGTTTTCGGAAATTTTTTAAAATATTTTGCCATTTTTAGATCGCTGGTGTATCAGATGTTCCTTGTATGCTGGAAGTGAATCTTCCATTATAGTATTTCTCTTCGAAATCCATTTTCGTCATAACTCTTGTTTCCATGAAATTCATTGTCAATCTAATTCCAACAGGAGTTCCAGTGCCACCAAACTCAGGTTCGTTTCTGCCTGGCACCTCATATGCGTGATATCCATTTGGTGCATAGTCAGTTTGTAAACTGGTCAATACGCATGTAGTAATTTTTGGTATGTTTGGATTAATTTTTCCATTGTAATAGAACTCTATATCAAATTCTGAAGGTGGTACCATGAAAAATCCTGCTGTACCCTGCATCACCTCTGGCGCTTGATGGAAATTCAATCGCTCTATTATGGACATAACCTCACGAGCCTCAACTTCACTTCTTGGATAAAACATAAAGTCGAATTGAAAATTTCTAAGTTTAGGAGAACTATACAATACTTCAAGATGAGGATTTGTAACGCCACCAATCGTATTAGCCAAAACTGCTTGAACAGTATTTTGTCCTAATGAACTTAAAACACCTCTTCTCCTAGCTAATTCCAAAATGAACGGAGAAATATTTGATGCTGTCCCTCTAATACCGGATGAATTATTAATACTATCACGCAAAACCGATAGTGCTGCGGTAGCTCCAGGAAGAAATTCTCCTCCTAGCGATATTTCGGAATATTCTTGTTGGTGAGTATATGCTAAAGTATTCGGCATATACAGTGCTATACTATCGGTGGTTCTTTTAATTCTTCTTAGAAAAGTGGTGTCATTTATTCCATTTTTCAACTGTTTCCCGAAATCTGCAAACGCTCCTCCAATATTTTCAAGAGTCTGTACAAATTCTGGAGAAATTCCATTAGCGAATTCTGAAACTTTAACACCTGCTCCAGAAATGGAATTTTTCAAATTGACTAGCTGATTCCAAGTAGAATCATCCACAAGACTTCTGTAACTAGCTTCTGGATCGTTAACTACGCTATTTATCCAATTAATGGTTTGTTCAGTATTGCCGACAGCAGTTGCCGTTCCAAATCTCTGTGCTATTCTTTTTCTATCTGAAATAATAGTCGGATCAGTGCTAGTATCATTATAAGTATATGCAGTTTTTTCCTGGCGATTGATATGAATCATCATATAATGACCTTTATCTGCATTTCCCAAGTCTATGGGATATCTCAATAGATTGTGCTCATAATTTTGCATCGATAAAGGCTCAAAGGTCCTGTTATCGGACTTAGTAAATTTGACGTCCGTTAGATTGAAAAGACTCATATTGATCCTATAAGTTGACTACATATTTATATGTCATACGGTACCAATTCCTATAAAGGCTGGTTTCAGCCGAAAAAACCAGAAAAATATAAAGGAGATGCGAAAAATATAATTTTTCGGTCTTCTTGGGAACTTCGTTGCATGAAGTATTTTGATGATAATCCAAACATACTATGGTGGTCATCAGAAGAACTTGTCATTCCATATATTTCGCCGATAGATAATAAACGACATCGGTATTTTCCAGATTTTATCATCAAAGTTAAAAGAAAAGATGATACTGTAATGACATATGTTGTTGAAGTCAAACCAGAATCACAAACAAAAAAACCTGTCCAAGGAAAAAGAAGAACTAAAAAATTTCTAAAAGAAGCAGCCACATATGCTGTGAATCAGATGAAGTGGAAAGCGGCTGATGAATTCTGCCAAGAACACGGATGGCAGTTTAAAATTCTAACCGAAAAAGATTTAGGAATTTAAATAAATAAGCAATGGCTTACTTAATAGACAGAATAAACGAACAATTGGCTAAAACTGGCTATCAAGCTAGAAGTCGCCAAGCTAGGGACTGGCTCAAATCAAAAATACCAGATTTGAATCCGACCGTTAAAAAGGTTGTTATTGATAAAAATCGTTATGTTTCCAACAGTGTGATCGGAAAAATGTATTTCTTCTATTATGATCCGAAAACAAAAGACGATCTTCCTTACTACGATAGATTTCCGCTGGTAATACCCATTCAAATGTATAGGGATGGATTTTTAGGACTAAATCTACATTATATACATCCAAAACACAGAATAATACTTTTAGACAAATTAAGCGAGTTGGCAACGAATAATAAATTCAATGAAACAACGAGACTTAGATTGAGTTATTCTATTCTATCTTCATTTTCAAAAGCATTCGAAGCTACACCATGTTTGAAACGATATTTGTCATCTCATGTTCAATCCAGGTTCGTTCAAATTGAAGCAAATGAATGGGATATTGCAGCACTACTACCAGTCGAACAATTCGAAAAAGCTAGTACAGGAAAAGTTTGGTCAGACTCAAGGAAAAAATTCTAATGTCATTTTTACCACAATTATTTTACTCTCATATAAACTCAAAAGGTGGACCTGCTAAATCGAATAGATTTCAGGTCATAATTCCAGTTCCTGCTTACATCTCAAGATTTGTTGAGAATAGTGTGATCGAAAGACTATTTAATTTACCAACCACTGTTTTCTCTGAGATTACTAGCAGTATTGCTGGAACAGGAATTTTAGATGCGAATCCACAATTAACAAGATATCTTGCTTTGCAATGTGAAAGTGCATCGTTACCTGGAAAAACACTACAGACAGCAGATGTTCAAATATACGGTCCAGGTTTCAAAGTTCCATACATGGCAAATTATGGAGAACTGAGTTTAACTTTTATATGTACCAATGACTTCTATGAAAGAAAATTGTTTGATCGATGGATGGAAGCAATAATTCCTCTAGACACACATAATCCTAGATTTCCAAAAGGAAGTCAGAGTACATATCTAACCAATATACAAGTAATTCAGTATAACGACTTTATAAAACAAATTTATGCAGTTGAGTGTATTGATTGTTTTCCAATAGGAATATCACCACAACAGGTAAGCTGGGGCGATGATGGATTTCATCGTTTAACTGTCACAATGGCTTATCAAAAACAAAAAACAATTTATAATGGAACAGTTGACTATACGTCATTGGCGACAACACTTTTAAGTTCTTACTTAGCAGGAACACCTGTATCCGATGCATTGAAAGCACAAGTTAAAGGTTTTTCAGCGACCCTACAAAAATTATTTTAATTTGGAGATATTATGCTACCTAAAATTGATGTACCGATTTATGATTTGATATTACCTTTATCTAAGAAGAATATTAAATTTAGACCATTTCTTGTAAAAGAAGAAAAAATACTATTGATGGCAGTAGAATCACAGGATGATAATGCCATCAATTTAGCAATTAAACAAATTCTAAACAATTGCTGTATCACTGAAATAAACATTGATGACCTTCCCATATTAGATTTGGAGTTCTTCTTTTTAAATCTAAGAGCTAGATCGATAGGTGAACTAATCGAGTTGCAGTATAAATGCAATAATATCATTCCTGAAAAAGAAGAGGATGATAAGACATGTGGAAATCAGGTAAAACTCTCATTTAATGCACTAGAAGTGACTCCGGAAATAGAAGATAACCACTCAAATAAAATTCAATTGACAGATAAATTAGGATTGATGATGAAATATCCTAGTTTTACTTTGTCGGAAAAGATTAAGGGACTAGATGAGATTGAAGGTATAATAAAAATCATTGTAAGCTGCGTTGACTATATCTACGATGATGAAACTCTCTATTACTCAAAAGACATTAGTGAAAAAGAAATGATAGAATTTATCGATAGCCTAACACGGGAACAGTTCACTAAAGTCCAAGAATTTTTTGAAACCATTCCTAAGTTGAAGAAGGATTTAAAATTTATATGTGGTAAGTGTAAGTATGAAGAAACTCTAATCTTAGAAGGAATCCAAAGTTTTTTCGTATAACTTTTCGTCATGACAATCTATCTAATCATTATCAAACAAATTTTGCAATGATGCAACATCACAAATATACATTGCAGGATTTAGAAAATATGATGCCTTGGGAAAAAAATCTATATGTAACAATGTTGTTAAGGCATATAGAAGAAGAAAATGATAGAATAAAACAACAAATACAAAACAGAAAAAGGTAGAAAATGGCAAAGTTCACCGATGTATACAAACAAGAATTGAAAAGTAAAGGCGTATTGTCTTCCATAGGAAGTTCAGTTTTAAAGCAAACAAAAGAGAGACTGGATCCTAGAAATATTTTGTTTGGAGGAAAAGGATTCATCGGTGCAACAGGAAGAAAAATTTTCGGTGAAGGATTTAAAGCTGTTCCTCAAAAACGTTTGAGAGAAGATGGTGATAGTTTAAAGGCTGAAGCATTAGGTGCTTTATTAGAATCATCCAAGAGAACTGAGGGTCAATTAGTTATAATTGGTAAAAACACCATGCCACTCAGGGCGATTTCCAGGGATATGAATGTTGTTAGACAAAACATCATAAAACTGGTGAAATTGGGAGGAGGAAATGCAACGAATAAAGCAGATGCTTTTTTTAGATCACAAAAAGAAGAAGAGACCGCTTATGAAAATGCATTAAGAAAACTAGAAACAAAAACGGATAGCGGTAAAAAAGTAAGTAAGGAAGAACAACCAACCGGTCAAATGGGTTTACTAGGATCACTTTTTGGTGGCTTGAAAAGTTTAGGAAGTTCTCTCGCAGGAATTTTAACTGCAACCTTAGGCAAAATACCAGGCTTAATATTTAATGGCATAAAAGATATTTTTACAAATTTGCCTAAATTGGTGGGAAGCGGAATAAAAGGGGCAGCATTAACTTTGCCTATGCTATGGAAAGCACTGAAAATTGCAGGAGCAAGATTATTAACACCTCTTATAACTTCTCCTTTTGGACTAGCAGCTTTAGGTGTTGGTGGAATGGCATGGTTGATAGGTAAAATTTATGAGGACACAAATACTCAAAATAGAATCGAAAAACTAGTTGAAGAAAACAAACTTCCAGATACAGAGTCTTATCCGGATGATCCTCAAAAATTGGAAGAATATCTAACGAAACTAGAAGATGCTGGTCCAAATGAAGAAATGTTAGCCGCAAGATATAGATCACAAATAAGTGGAATACCTCTAGAAGATGTATTAAAAGACATCTCAGAAAGAAGAAAAAAAAGACTAATGGGAATACAACCTATAGATTATTCGTCGCAAGCGACTGATATGTTAGGTACCCCTCTTCCTCAAGATGTTTCTGGATTAGGATTGAGTGATGTAAAAGATGGCACAGAACCTTTTGTCGGACCCCCAAGAGAATACATGAAACAAAATCAAACTTCTTTTGAAAAAGGAAGAACAACACCAACAAGAGTTCCCGATAATTACATCGATCCTGGAAAAAAACAAATTTTAAATGAGATAGGACTAAAAGAATCTAGAGGTGATTACAATGCATTAGTTTATGGAAAAAACACTCCAAAACGAGCATCATTAGTAGGAATGACACTACAAGAAGTTTTGAATTATCAGAATGGAATGGTATCAAGAGGACATGCTTCAACAGCAGTAGGTAAATACCAAATAACAAGAGATACGCTAGAGGAATTCGCTAAAAAAGCTGGCGTATCTATGGAAGAAAAATTCACTCCGTTTATCCAAGACAAAATAGCAGCAAAAATATTAGATGAAGCTGGCTATACAAAGTTTGCTAAAGGAGAAATTTCCAGAGATACATTCACAAACAATGTTGCTAGACGCTGGGCAGCAATGCCTAGCACTACAGGCAAATCTTTCTATGATGGCATCGCAGGCAATAGAAGTTTGATATCACTACAAAATGCTCAACAGTTGTATTCAAGTTCTGCTGCATTATCGAATGCCTCGAATAATTTAAAAGATATGCAAAACAATCTTCAGGCACCAACTGAAAACACCACTTTTATTAACAACAACACTCCAGCACCACCAATTCAACAACAATCTCCAGATAAAATATCAGCATTGAATGTTGATGCACTTCAACTTTTTGCTGGTAACTATGTGTAATTAAAACCCCGCCTAGGCGGGGTTGGTTTTTAGTTTGCTTCTGCTAGAGATTTAAAATAATCTAGATCATCATCTTCAGCAGTTACGGATGCTTTAGGTGTCGCTGGCATAAGTGATTTTGGTGCTTCAGTCGCACGTGCTTGCGCGGGAGCAGGAGCATCCTCAGTATCACCTTCGAAACCAAGAACTTTATCCAAACGACCTTTAAGCAATTCATAACTCTTGAAATTCTTACGATCAAGAAATTCTTTGAGTGAATATTCTTGAGTGTAAAGCTTTTCGAGTTTAACATCATCACCATCAAAAAGAGCAGACGGATCTGCAAATTCTGATTTATCGTAATTGCGATAACCTTCGACATTACGAATCTTCAGTTTGAAGTTAGCACCTTCCCAAAAGTCAAACGGATTCAAAGGCTTTTCATCCGCGAATTCTGGATTCATTGCTTCAGTAATCTTGTCGAAAATTTTCTTACCAAACTTAAACAAGCGAACAGTTCCTTCATTTTCAGGATTTGAAGGATCAGATACGACATAGATGTTAGCCACATATGAAAGCTTACGCTTTTGTTTCCTAACAATCTCTTTGTTCGATTCGACACCTGAATTCCAAAGAGTGCTATTATGTTCGCAGACGGGGCACTTCTCATTCAATGTAGTCAAACAATTGTCAATCAACCAACCACCAGGTCCCTGAAAGCCATGATTGAAGATTCGTACCCAAGGAAGACCATCTTCACCATCAACAGAGGGTGCGGGAAGAAAACGAATGACAGCCATTCCGTTTCCTGATTTGTCTACTGAGGGTTGCCAGAATCGAGTATCATCTTTTGATCCGGCTTCGACTGCTTGAGTGGTGCTCTCGATTGCTTTAGTCAGTTTATCGAGACTAGAACGATTGCGTTTGAGATTTGCAAATGACATGATATTTCCTTTCGTATAACGGAGTATAAACGTTGTATTTAAATTGTCCACATAAACATGATATACTATTATTTAGCAACATGCAAGATGTGATTTAGTTTTTTTACAGTATCCTTCACATCTTTATGTAGAATACCGTAACCACCTGCTTTATTAAATGCTTCAATTACATAGTCTGTGTCATCAATTAAAACAACACTTGAGTTAGCATATTTTGCTTTGATCGCACTACCTGGAACAATATTAGATTTGAAGCTAATACCATTGTTCATCAACCAAAACTTTTTATGACTCTCAACCTGGGAATGATATTTTTTTCCTCCAGATGATGATAGGATTTCAACATCAATTCCTGTATCAAGAACAGTTTTCAATAAAGTCTTTCCTCCCGGAAACCACTCTAAGGTTTTGAACTGTTCGGTCTCAATAAAAGTGGTCCAGTTTTCAGACCAATCTTTGTTACGTCTTGTATGTTCCGGCGATTCATTGAATAGTTTTTTATATCTCTTCTCAAAATCACACAAAACACCATCCATATCTAAATAAATTTTTGTGATCATTCTAGTACCTCAAGGGCAATTTTTCTATATTTGTCTTTATCAAAAGCTACAAATGGAGTATATCTCATCCATCTAGAAAAAGCAATAGGCCAAACAATATTATCTGAAATTTTTTGTTTCCATTTTGGCAAGAAGTTCACAAGAGAATTCAAAATAATGATTGATTCATCAGAAACAACTCTCTGTTTGGAAAGTGTAAACAGTTTAGGATAATCAGAATTAACTCTCAATAAATCATTAATTCTACCATAATTCATCATTTCCTGACAATCACTCTTAAATGTGTAGGAAAGTGATTGTACTCTTTTCATTCTATTCATGTGAATGTCACTTGCTTCATCTGTCAGTAGATTACCAGCCCAGGAGTCAGGATCATTCAAGAGATTTGAAATAACAAATTCTTTGTACTCTTCAGTATCATATTTTCGTGATAGTTTGTAGAAGTAATATTTGTCTTTTCTTTTCTCGAATGTCTCGATTGTGATGTTGCATTTACCATTGTACTTGAAATAATCATAGTTGGTTGTGAAATGTAATTTCAAGACATGGTAAATGCTGAACGCTTCATAGCCTGTCATATTGGTAAACGTCTAGTTTTCGGAAGTAAATTTAATGCTTGTGCATCAATTTCGATTTTAGCCTTCAAATCTTTATTGACAAGTGTTGATGCGACCTCTACTTCCATTCCTGTTCGATTACAATATTCTAAAATTGCTTCCATGTAGTTATAATCTGTTCCAGAAATAATCTTCTCTATTTCTTCGTAGAACTTGTGCATCTCTTCTTTTGTAGGCATATTACTTTACAATCGTTTCGTAGAGTTGTTCGAATTGTTCATGAGTTGCAACTTCTTCATCATAGTTTTGTTTATGATACACTTTAACCAAACGATTTACAAGTCGTTTTGGAAGTTTCAAATCTTCGCATACAGTCTTCACCGCTTCTTTGATGAGATCCTTCTCAGCTTCGATTCGTGTCATTGAATTAGAACATTCGCGAATTGCATCGAGAAGTTTTTTGCGATCTGCCTCAGCAGAGATTTGATTAATACTAAATTGTTTCACTGCCATAATATATCTCCTTAAAAGAAACCGATTTTACTACCAACTTTGTGATTAGTTTTTAACTCATTCTTAGACTTGTCGCCAAAAATTTCAGCGAGAGTCCAAGAATCTTTCTTTTCATTCAAACTAAAACCTTGTTTTTCAGCCAAAGATTTAGCTTGATTGTCATCCAACTTTTCAAATTTCAAAATATCAAAACAACGACCTGGTCGAATCAGTGCTTCATCGACATCTCGTACAGAGGGAAGATTTGTTGAAAAAATCAACTTCTTTCCTTTTGTTGTGACTAGACCATCACCAACATTTAGAAATCGATGCATCATTGTATTACCTTCACTTCTTGCTTTCAGAAAATTATCTGAATCTTCAAGAACAAGTAGATTTACGTTTTGCTCAATGAAGTTTGCAAACACAAAATCTTTCTCCAGAATCGAAGCATCATATGTCACCATTGCTGATGATCCGGTATGAGAGAGAAGTCCTCGAATAAACGTAGTCTTTCCAGTTCCGGGAGGTCCAATCAAAAGAAGAACATTTGAGTTAGACTTCATGAAAGAATCATAGTAATCTGCTAGAGGTGTACCTAGAAAAGGATACATCTCATCACAAGGAAGCAAATTAGTGTTTAGAGGAACATTAACGCTATCACCATTCTGAGAATAAATCCATTCAATATATGATGTCACTTCCTCAAATTCGTTTAGAAGAACGTCAGTCTCTTCTTGAACAAATTTTTCATCACCATAAATTTTC